TCGGCATCACCAAGGCGCATGGCATGCCGGCCACTTCCGCAGCCGCGGATCTGCCCCGCACCTGGCGCTCGACCCCCGCAACCTCGCCAAGCAGTGTGCACCGTGCAACCTGTACCTGCACGGCAACCTGATCGGATTTCGGGCCGGGCTGATCCAGAGGAACGGGGAGCAGTTCGTCACCGATCTTGAGGCCGACAACACCCCGCGCCACCTGACGGCGCACGAACTGGACGAGATCAAGCGCGAGTACCGGGCACTGGCCCGGGAGGCGAAGAAGGAAAACGCATGACACTGAACGACATAAAGGCGCGATGCTTCATCGACGAGAACGGCTGCTGGCTGTGGCGTGGAGCCCTGACCGATGGCAAGTGGCCCCGCATCCACGCACCTGACCACACCGTGCCCGGCAGTCCCAACCGCACCCAGACCGGTCGGCGGGCGACTTGGCACCTGTTCACCGGCAAGGCCATCCCCGAGGGCTTCCGGGTTTATGGCACATGCCTGTGCGACACCTGTGTGAACCCTCTGCACGCGAAGTGCGGCCCGACCGCTGAGCTGGGCAAGTTCACGGCCAAGCTCGGCCGGTTCAAGAACTCCCACGCCCGGATCGTCGCCAACCGCATGACCGGACGGAAGCGGGCCAGCCTGACGCCGGAGCAGGTGAGGGAGGCGCAGGAGTCGCAGGAGATCAACAAGGCACTTGCCGACCGGTGGGGCGTGTCCCCGCAGACCATCAGCCGCGCTCGTCGCGGGCAGATGAAGTCGGTCCAGACGGCCAACCCGTTCCTGGGGCTGATGCGATGACACGGATCGACCGAATCCTCGAAGAGCGCGGGACCCGGTACGGGAAGTTCAAAGACCACGCCCGCATCTCGCAGGAGCTGAAGTCCATCCTGGCGGGGGCTACGGATGGCCGTGGTGTCCATCTCGATGACGACCAGCGAGAGGCGCTCGGCATGATTTGCCACAAGATGGCCCGCATCGTGAACGGCGACCCGAACTATGCCGACTCATGGGTGGACATTGCTGGCTATGCCCAGCTCGTGGCCGACCGTCTGAACGGGGTGGAGCGATGAGAAAGCGCACCGTCCGCCGCGTCTGGAAGCTGGTGAACCCCATCCAGATGGCCATCGAGGGGGCCTCCATCACTCCTCGCAAGGAACTCGACCGGCTTCTGGTCCGTGAACTGGGGGCGCTGGACGACTTCACCCATGGCCGCGCATCCCTGCAGCAGTGGCACGACCTCGCCACCGTGGTGAACCTGTGCGAGACCCTGGCGCATGAGGGCGTAGGTCCGGAAGCACTGGAGGCTTGCGGGAAGGCTCAGGACGCCCTGATCGACGCCGCCCGACGCTTCACCAAGACCCAAAAGATGGGCCTGACCGGCCCCGGCCTTCAGGCCCTGCGCGACGTGATTGAGTGGCACGACCTGCAGCGCTCGAGCATCTCCCGCAGCCAGTACGAGCGGGTCATCAAGCTGACCGTGGACCGTGTGAAGAGCGGTTATCGGGTCGTTGATGTGGCGGAGGTCGTATGAGCTGTGACGCCTGCACCCTGGTCGAAGCCGGTGAACTTACCGGGATGTACCAGCACGGCTGCGACGGCTGCAAGGCCCGATCCATCGCCCAAGGGATTGACCTGTTCAACGCCAAGAAGGCCGGCCAGATGACCCCCGAGTACGAGAAAGCCCTGAAGCGCGTGTTCGGTGATCAGTGGGAGCAGGGGCACGAGCTGGTGAAGGGCTGGGCCAAGAAACTCAAGAAGGAGAAACCGTGACTGATCGTGAACTGTTGGAGATGGCTGCAAAGGCGGCGGAGATTGAGATTGTCGGCATTGCATCTCGTCACATCGCGCAAGGTGTGAGCGAGGATGACTTGCTGATTGCAAACGACCGTGGCGGCGACTCTGTGTGGAACCCCCTAGCCGATGACGGCGATGCGCTGCGTCTGGCGGTGAAGTTGAAGATGGATGCATTTGTCCACACCAGCGGTTTTACTGAGGCCGTCTGCCCGATGGGTTCTGTGGTCAGGGAGCCTCATGGCAGCGATCCTCAAGCCGCCACCCGTCGCGCCATTGTCCGCGCTGCTGCCGAGATCGGGAGGTCGATGTGATGGACACCACCGACAAACCCACCATCGATGAGCGCTACACCCGGGCCGGCAACTCCCGCAACCTCTCGGTCGAGGAGGAGCGCAGCGGGGATGCCGACGTGCTGATCGCGGCCGGGTGGAGCAGGAACCGCCTCGGTGCCGCATTGCTCCGCCTTCACAGCGAGTGGGACAGCGCAGAGAAGCCCCGCATGTCCAAGGACGTGAGCAAGGTTCAGGCAAGGGACTGGCTGCTGCACGAGCAGAAGATCCTGATGGGCAAGCTCAAGACCCTACCGGCCATCCGTGAGGCCATCGGCCTGCAGATCACCGCCTGGGGGTGGGAAGCCGGGGAGGGTAAAGCCGCCTCAGTTCTTCTTTGGTGGCTCGACCAGACCTGCCCGGAGTGCCACGGCACCCGGTACGAGACCGTGCCCGGCACGAACCGCCACTCGGCCAAAGCCTGCCGGTCGTGTGGAGGGACGGGGAGCCGCACCCTGCCGCACGGTCAGGAGGGGAAGCGCCTGGCGAACTTCATGGACGACTGTGTGTCGATCGCACGCGCACAGATCAAGCGGTCCTTGCGTTTTCGGGCAGGCTGATTACAATTGCGGTAGAGGGCCGCAGGAAATGCTGATTTCCTCGCGCCTCGACTCTCCGTCGAACGACCAGCCAGGGTTCCGGTCCTGCGGTAGAAGTTGGCAGGGAAAGTGCGCCCAGAAAAAGCCCGCCTTGTGCGGGTTTTGCTTTTGGGGCCATCGTGAGGGTGGATGTGGCCGGAGTCGCCACTGAGCCGAAGGACGCACGACGGGTCCACCGCCACGATGGTGAATGCGCAGGCTGATGCGCACGGGCCATGACCGGCAGAGGGCCAAAAACATGGCTGACACCCACACTGCCAAGCCGGAGATCAGCACCGGCCACCATCGCCACCTGTCCCCCAAAGCAAGCTGGCATCGCCAATCGGCCAGCCCTAAGTGAGCACGCGCGAGGAGCGCAAGGGACCAATCCCAAAGAGCCACCCCCCGCGGTGGCTTTCCCGCTTCTGAACCCCCGAGATCATCCCCGGAGCCGAAGCGGGGCCAGCCACGGGTAAATGGCTGGGGGAACTTCACCTGGCTCACGCCCAGGCCCATGCGGCAGTCGTGAGAACCGCACAGCACCAGCCGGGGCAGTTCAACCCCGGTAAGCCGGCATGGTGCTCATCCCTTATTCGATAAGTTAGCAGCCGCTAACCGCGAACAATCCTCAAAGGAACTCGCCATGGCTCGCCCCACCACCTACAACCCGGAGTTCTGCGACCTCGTCATCGAGTACGGCAAGCAGGGCAAATCCATCACCTGGATGGCCGCTGAGCTCGACGTGACCCGCGAGACCATCTACGAATGGATGCGCGTTCACCCCGAGTTTTCTGACGCCATCACACGGTCGAGGCAGCACGCCCAACGCTGGTGGGAGGACGCAGGCCAGAATGGCATGGTCGGCCCCGGCTTCAATGCCTCGGTGTGGTCGCGCAGCATGGCCGCCCGCTTCCCTGAAGAGTGGCGCGAGAACAAGGGCGTGGAGCTGACCGGAGCCGGAGGTGGCCCGGTCCAGCATGTGGCCCGCATCGAGCTGGTGGCACTGGGTGCAGACAGCACAGATCGCCCTTCCGCCTAAGCTGATCCCGGTCTTTGCAGGCCGGGCGGATGTGCGGGGGGCATACGGCGGGCGGGGTTCAGGAAAGACCCGCAGCTTCGCCAAGATGGCCGCAGTCCGTGGGTACATCCACGGCATGGCTGGTGAGTCCGGGATCATCCTGTGCGCTCGCCAGTTCATGAACTCGCTGGAGGACTCTTCGCTGGAGGAGTGCAAGCGGGCCATCGAGGAAGAGCCGTTCCTTCATGCCTACTACGAGGTGGGCGACAAGTACATCAAGAGCCGGGACGGTCGGATCAGCTTCACCTTCGCGGGTCTGGACCGGAACATCGCCTCGGTGAAGTCCAAGGGCCGCATCCTTCTGTGCTGGGTCGATGAGGCCGAGCCGGTAACCGATGAAGCCTGGCAGACCCTGATCCCTACGCTCCGAGAGGAGGGGGACGGCTGGAACGCTGAACTGTGGGTGACGTGGAACCCCAAGCGCAAGGCTGCACCTGTCGAGAGCCGGTTCCGGTTCAGCAGTGACGCTCTGACCAAGGTGATCGCGCTGAACTGGCGGGACAACCCGAAGTTCCCGGCCAAGCTGGAGCGAGACCGCCAACGAGACCTGGCCGAGAGGCCCGACCAATACGGCCACATCTGGGAAGGCGAGTACGCCACGACCCTGGCCGGCGCCTATTACGCGCAGTCGCTCACGCAAGCCCGCCAGGAGGGCAGGGTGGGTCGGGTGGCTGCTGATCCGCTGATGACCATCCGCCTGTTTGCCGACATCGGCGGGACGGGTGCGAAGGCGGACAACTTCGTTTTCTGGGCTGCTCAGTTCATCGGCCGGGAGATTCGTCTTCTGGATCACTACGAGCAGCAGGGCCAGCCGCTGGCCTCCCACCTGGGGTGGCTTCGCTCCAAGGGCTACACGCCGGAGAAGGCCCAGATCTGGCTCCCCCATGACGGGGACACGCAGGACAAGGTGCACGACGTCTCGTACCGCTCGGCCTTTGAGCAGGCGGGCTACGTGGTGACGGTGGTTCCGAACCAAGGGAAGGGTGCCGCAATGCTCCGTGTGGAGGCTGCGCGGCGTCTGTTCCCGTCGATGTGGTTCAACGAGGAAGCGACCCAACCGGGCCTGGATGCCTTGGGTTGGTATCACAGCAAGCGCGACGAAGCGCGAGGCATCGACCTTGGTCCTGAACACGACTGGGCCAGCCACAGCGCGGACGCCTTCGGGCTGATGTGCATCGCCTACGAACTACCCACCAACCGAAAACCGGAGCCGATCCAGTATCGACACAGGACCATCGCATGACCCGAATGACCGACACCGATTTGCTGGGGTACCTCGATGAGGAAGCCCAGCAGGCATACCACTTCCAGGAAGGGGAAATTGCCGCCGATCGCGTGAAGGCTCAGCGTGCCTATCTCCGCGAGCCCTACGGGAACGAGGAAGAGGGCCGGTCGTCTGTCGTGGCGTCCGATGTGTTCGACGCGGTGGAGGGGATGCTGCCGGACCTCATCGAGGTGTTCACCGCCTCGGAAAAGGCCGTGGTTTTCGAGCCCGTGGGTCCGGAGGATGAAGAGAGCGCGGAGCAGGTGACCAACGCCTGCAACTACGTGTTCTACAAGCAGAACAACGGCTTCATGACGCTGTACGCAGCGCTGAAGGACGGCCTGCTGCTCAAGACCGGCTCGGTCAAGTGGTACTACGAGAAGAAGCGCACCCCGACGTTCACGACCTACCGGGACGTGGACGAGATGCAGCTTGCGATCTTCCTGACCACGAACCCGACGGCCGAGGTGCTGGAGAAGACCGAGACCGAACCCTCTGACGAGGAAGTGCAGCAGGCCCAGATGATGGGCATGGAGCTGCCGAAGCGGTACACGGTCAAGATTAAGACCGTCGAGGAGAAGGGGTGCGTGAAGATCTGCGCCATCCCCCCCGATGAGCTGCATGTCTCGCGTCGTCACGATTCGATGCTCCTGCACGACTGCCCGTATGTGGCGCACGTGACGGAGAAGACGCTCACCGAGATCCGGGAGATGGGCTACGACGTGACCGTCGAGCAGCTCAAGGCAGCGCAGAACGAGGAACACACGGCCGACCACGACTACCGGGAGACTCGCCGTGGTGGTCGCTGGGGCTGGTGGCAGGACGACAACGAACTCGACGAGTCGATGGTTCGTGGTTACCTGCGCGACGAATACGTGCTGGTGGACTTCGACGGTGACGGCATCGCCGAGCGTCGTCGGATCGTGCGCTTGGGTCAGGTGATCCTGGAGAACAAGGAGTGCAGCCACGTGCCGATCGCGGCATGGTCGCCCTACGTCATCACCCACCAGTTCAACGGCATGTCTGTTGCCGACCTGGTGGAGGACTTCCAGCGCATCCACACCACGATCTGGCGTCAGCAGTTGGACAACCTGTACCTGGCGAATAACCAGGAGACGGTGGTTCTGACCGACTCGCAGGGCAACCCGATGGCCAACATCGACGACCTGCTGAACCGCCGGCCGGGCGGTGTGATCCGTGAGCGGATGCAGGGTGCTGTGCGCCCGTATCAGGAGCGGTGGCAGGGCATCGAGGCCATGCCGATGCTGGAGCAGTTGCAGGTCTCCAAAGAGAACCGCACCGGCTACACCCGCTATTCGCAGGGTCTGGACTCCAACAGCCTGAACAAGACGGCCACGGGTGTTCAGATGATCATGAACGCCAGCCAGAAGCGCATGAAGATGATGGCGCGTCTGGTGGCGGAGTGCCTGATGGCTCCGATGTTCCGGGGGATCTTCAAGACCCTGACGGACCACGGCATGGACAAGATTTCGTACCGCCTGAACGGGAAGTTCGTCGAGTACGACCCCCAGGCCTGGCGTGACCAGTACGACATGACCATCAACGTGGGCATCGGTACTGGGGATGTGCAGCAGCAGCAGCAGTTCCTGATGCAGATCGCTCAGGCTCAGGCTGTGGTGGCTCAGTCCCCGATGGCGGGGAAGCTGATCGACCCGAAGCGGATCTACAACGTCCAGGCCCGCCTGGCGGAGAACGCCGGCTTCAAGAACCCGGCCGAGTTCTGGGTTGATCCTGAGACCGCGCCGCCGTCACCCCCTCCGCAGCCTGACCCCAAGGTGATGCTGGAGCAGGCCAAGCTGCAGGACGGCCAGAACAAGACCGTGGCCGAGATGCAGTGGAACCGTGAGAAGCACCAGATGGAGCTGCAGTTCAAGGCCGAGCAGGCTGAACGCGACCGGCAGCACCAGATCGAGCTTGAGCTGATCCGCCAACAGGCACGCATGACCGAACCCGTCATGCCGCTGCCGGCGATGCCCATGGGCGAGATGGAAACCGAAGACGAGGGCGAGGGAGAAGAACAGCTCTCGACCCAGGACCTGCTGATGGCCCAAGTAGCCCAGAGCCTGCAGATGCTGGCCCAGGCGATGAACGCACCGAAGCAGGTGATCCGAGATGAAACCGGCCGCGCTGTGGGCGTGGTCCCTATGACTGGAGAGTGAGATGGCCGTTGTCTACCCGAACTCCGTGAAAATCGCCCGCATGGCCGCTGTTGTGAGCCAGGCCGGCACCACCGCTGTGCTGGAGATCGGCACCACCGGCATGGCCACCGTGCTGGCTACTTTCACCCTGAACAACCCGATTGCAGGCGCTGCGACTGGTGCGGGTGTGCTGACCCTCTCGGGCTTCCCCAAGAACGCCACTGCAGCCGCAACCGGCACCGCAGCCGCTGCACGTATCCGAACGGCTACGGGCGGCGCCGACATCGTTACGGGCCTGACCGTGGGCACCACTGCTGCCGACGTGATCCTGGACAGCGTGAGCATCACCAGCGGCCAGACGGTGACCCTGAACAGCGCCACCCTGACCCACGCGGCCTGATGCGCTTCCTGGCTCTGCTTCTGCTGCTGCCGGCCTTGGTGCTGGCTCAGCCGGTGGACCCGTTCGCGGAGGTCCGCTACTGCGGCAAGCCGGTCCGCAACGCCAGCGGCGAGATCGTCCGCAGCCGCACGGTGCTGGCCTACTTCCAGCGCCTGTATCCGTGCCCGAGCACCGGCAAGACCACGGGCGCGTGCCCTGGGTGGGCGATCAATCACACCATCCCGCTGTCCTGCGGCGGCTGTGACAGCGTGTCGAACCTGGACTGGATGCCGGCGGCCATCAAGTCGTGCGCCGAACCCTGGTGCCGTGACCGCTGGGAGCGTCAGGTCTACGACGACAAGACCGGCAACACGCCGGCCTGCACCAACCGCGTGCAGAACTGGAGCCGCTGACATGCCGATCATGCACAGCAAGGTGAGCGCCGCACCGGCGCCCAGCAACCCCGATCTGGTGGGCGGCCCAGATTGGAACGCTGAGCACACGATCACCACGGGCATCAACTTGCCCGACCAGGCGAACATCCCCGCAGCACCTGCTGCCGGCCAGCTGACCATTTTCAACCGCAACAGGGCAGGGCGTGCACTGCTGCACCTGATCGGCCCGGCCGGCATCGACGTGGCCCTGCAGCCGGCCATGTTCGGGAATTCGGTCTACATGTGGACGCCCAGCACCGGCACCACCGTGTCCACCAACTTCGGCACAAGCTGGACGGCCAGGAACGCCGGCACCGGCACTGCCCAAGCGCACCCAACCAGAGCCAGTACCAACAGCCTGACGTCTATGAACCGGGCCACGTTCGGCACCGGCACCACGGCCACCGGCAGCAGCGGCATCCAGTCCGCGCTGCAGGTCGCATGGCGAGGGAACCGGGCCAACGAGGGCGGCTGGTTCGCCTTTTTCCGGTTCGCCGTGGAGACCGATGCGGCCGGGATGCAGTACATGCTGGGCCTGTCCGCCCTGAACGCCGCACTGGCTGGCGAACCTTCGGCCCAGGCCAACACAGTGGCGCTGGTGAAGGACAGCGCGGACACCAACTGGTTTGTGGCCACCCGCGACGGTTCCGCTGTGACCAAGACCGCGACCGGCAAGGCTGTGACCGCTGGCGAGATCTTGGACTTCATCATGTTCGCGCCGCCCAACAGCACCAGCGTGACTGTGCGGCTGGTGAACGCGGTAACCGGGACGGTGCATGTGGACGACGTGACCATCACGGCCAACCTGCCGGTGAACACCACCTTCCTGTACGCCCACGCGCAATGCCGATCGACCGCCGGCACTACCGCAAAGCTGCTGGCCCTGAATCGCATCTATGTGGAGACCGACCTGTGAACACCTGGGACGTGATCCAAGACGCGGCCGGTGCGCTGGAAATGATCCCGCACGGCGACCCCGTGCCCGACGGGTGGGTGGTGGTGGCTGAGACTGCCAACCCCGAATACCTGATCTACATGGCCACGCTGCTGCAGGAGTAACCTGTGGCAGCTTTTGACACCGGCGCGTTCGACAGTGCGGCGTTCGACGCCGAGGCAGGTGCGACCGGTGCGATCACCGGCAGCCTAGCGGCGACCGAGGCCGGCCAGGACACGGCCGCGCTATCTGGTGCCGTCCGCGTCGCCGGTTCCCTGAACGCCACCGAGAGCGGCGCCGACACCTTCGCCGGGTCTGGCGCTGTTCGCGTCGCCGGCAGCCTGTCGGCCACCGAGACCGGCTCGGACACGTTCGCAGCCTCGGGCGCTGTGCGGGTCGCTGGTGATCTGACCGCCTCCGAGGTGGGTTCGGACACCTTCTCGGCCAGTGGGACAGTCGGAGCTGGTGCGATCACCGGCAGCATGGATGCCACAGAGCAGGGCAGCGATACGCTGGCTGCTTCGGGTGTCGTGCTGGTGTCTGGTTCGCTCTCGGCCACTGAGGTCGGGTCGGATACGGCCAACATCACGGGCGGGCAGGTCATCTCCGGGTCGCTCAATGCGTCCGAGGCTGGCTCCGACACCTTGGCCGCCTCCGGTGCGGTTCTGGTTCGTGGATCGCTGACCGTTACCGAGTCGGGGTCGGACACCCTGAGCGCATCGGGGTCGGTCGCAGTGACCGGCTCAAAGGGAGCGCAAGAACAAGGCGGCGACACCGCCCAGATCCTGAGTGGCGAGGAGCAGCCGGCACCGCAGCGCAACGGCGGATTCGTGATGACCGGCCGGCCTTCCCGGCTCTGGTGGACGCGCAAGCCCAAGGCACTGGACGACGAGGAAGCCGACCAGAAGGTCGAGCAGGTCGTCAAGGTCATCGAGCGGGTGGCGCAGGCGCAGGTCTCGCGCAACGTCACCCAGCCCAATAGGGTCGCCCGGGCTGAGGTCAGGGAGCAGATCGAGCCTCTGGTGCAGGAAATGCCCGGCTTCGACTGGGGCACCGTGTACCGCACCCTGCTGATCCAGGCAGCGGCGCAACGACAAATGATCCTGGCAGAGCAGGAAGCCCAACGGCTTCAGCGCCAGGCCGAAGACGAAGACGACCTGATCGTCCTCCTGATGGGGTGAGCATGGACCTGATCGAACAACAGACCCGGGGCACCGAAGCACAGATGCTCTTGGACAACCGCATCCTCACCGAGGCCCTGGACGCCATCGAGAAGGAGGTCTTCGATCAGTGGATGACCTGTCCGGCCCGGGACAAGGACGGCAAGGAAGCCCTGTGGCAGCTTGCCAAGACCGCGCAGAAGTTCCGGGGCATCCTGACCGGCTACATCGAGACCGGCAAGCTTGCCACCGAGCAGATGAAGCACTTCGAAGAGCGCAAAGGCATCCGCCGGCTCTTCGGCACCTGATCCCCGCAAGGGGTACGACGAACCCGCCCCGAGCGGGTTTTTTTACGCCCGCACCACGCGGGCTTTTTTGTTGGAGCGTGAATGGACACCAACCAAGAAACTGGAGTGTCGTTGGCCGATGTGGCCAGTCTGCTGGATGACGAGACCACCGAGGCCGTCGAACCCAAATCCGGCGAGGAGCTGACCGAGGAAGTCGCAGAAGACCAATCCTCCGAGGAAGCGACCGCAGAAGAGGGCGACGACGAAGAGGTGGAGTTCGAGGGCAAGGCGTACAAGGTCCCGAAAGAGATCAAGGAAGCCCTGCTGCGCCAAGCTGACTACACGCAGAAGACCCAAGCGGTAGCAGAGCAGCGCCGCACGCTGGAGGAGAAAGCGCAACTTCTCCAGCAGCGCGAGCAACTGATGAGCACTGCCTTTGAGAAGGCGGTAGAGCTTCGTGAGGTGCAGAACCGGCTTTCCCAGTTCGAGCAGATCGACTGGCAGAGCCTGGCAGACAGCGACCCCGCGCAAGCGACCAAGCTCAATCTGGCCTACCAGCAACTGCAACGAGAGGCGCAGCAGAAGTATTCCGAGCTGACCCAGACCCAAGCCCAGCAAGAGCAACTGAACGCTCATCAGCTTCAGCAAACGCTCGCAGAGGCTCAGAAGGAACTGCGGACCCGGCTGCCGAACTTCACGCCCGAAGTCGCAGAGAAGATCAAGGTGACGGCCCGTGAATACGGCCTGACCGACCAGGAACTGGCTTCCGTCATCGACCCGCGCCATGTGCACATCCTGCACGACGCGATGAAGTGGCGGGCACTGCAAGCGCAGAAGCCGCAAGCACTCAAGAAGGTTGCCGAGGCACCCAAGGCGATCCCGCCCAAGGCCACGCAGCCCAAACCCCGTACCAACAAGGCCGCCGAGGAGCGACTCCGTAAACACGGACGCCCCGAGGATCTGGCCGCCTTTCTCTAAGGAGAGATCGACATGCCCCAACCGACCGAAACCTTCGACAGCTACGACGCTGTCGGCAATCGCGAAGACCTGCAGGACAAGATCTACATGGTCTCGCCCGAGAAGACCCCCGTGGTCTCCTCGATCCGTCGCTACGACGTCACCCAGCGCCTGCACGAGTGGCAGCGTGACACCCTGGCCACCCCGAACAAGGACAACGCCGTCATCGAAGGCGACGACCGTTCGGGCTCGGCTCTGACCCCGACTCAGCGCGTGGCCAACACGGTGCAGCTCTTCGACAAGACCGTGATCGTCTCCACCACCCAGGAGAAGACGAAATCCGCCGGTCGCTCGTCGCAGATGAAGTACCAGATCAGCAAGGCCATGGTCGAACTCAAGCGCGACGTGGAAGCCATGACCCTGTCCGACAACGTGGCAGTGCAGGGCAACTCCACCACCGCCCGCAAATCGGCCGGTCTGGGTGCTCTGGTGTTCACCAACGTGTCGCACGGCGGCGCAGGTGCCACCCCGGCCCACAACTCCGGCCTGGCCACCACGGCTCAGACCGCCGGCACCAACCGGGCCTTCACTGAGACGCTGCTCAAGGGTGTTCTGCAGAGCATCTTCACCAACTCCGGTGAATTCGCCACGCTGATCAGCCTGACCCCGTCGCACAAGGGCACTTTCAGCGGCTTCGCCGGTATCGCCACGAACCGCTACCAGGTGCCCAAGGGCCAGCAGGGCGTGATCGTCGGTGGTGCGGACGTGTACATGTCCGACTTCGGCGAACTGACCGTGGTGCCCAACTACGTGCAGGCCACCGCCAACGCCAACACCGCCTTCGTGCTCACCCCCGAGATGGCCGGCATCGGCTACCTGGGCGGCTACAAGTCGGAGCCCCTGGCGAAGACCGGCCACACCACCAAAGAGCTGGTGTCGGTGGAAGCCACCCTGGTGGTGACCGCTGAGCGCAGTCACGGCAAGGTTGCCAACCTCCTGCCGTAATCGCAGTCAGCAACCGAACGGACCCGCCCGGGGCAACTTGGGCGGGTTTTTTCATGCCCGCATTCAAAGACCACGACCCCCAGACCGGCATCACCACCACGGTGCACTACGTGGACGACGCCAACAAGGTCGCGATCCAGAAAACCTACGACGCCGAGCCTCTGCTCAAGGCCGCTGCCGAGAAGCGGGCCGAGACCGAGGGCCAGCGGTGGGGCGAGATGCGCCACATCGGCTTCATCCCCATGGCTGAGCTCGGGAAGATGATGCGCCAGGACGGCACCGTGGACAAAAAGCGCGTGACCGACTTCCTCAAGCAGAACCCGGCGCTCTGCACGTTCAGTAAGGCCCTGAAATGACCTACAGTGAACTGCTCGCCAAGGTCGCTGCGTGGCTCAACCGCACCGATCTGACCGGTGTGATCCCGGATTTCGTCTAACTGGCCGAGGAGCGTATCAACCGACACCTGCGCGTGCGGGCGATGGAGATCGATCTGGCTGTCACGCCCATCGTCGACAACGAAATCACCCTGGCAGCGGACGTTCTGGACGTCAAAACCCTGTGGGTGCCGGGCTACGAGGGCTCACCCCTCAAACCGCAGTCGCTGGAAACCGTGCTGGCCGGCGGAACCGAGGGCATTCCCTCGATGTTCGCTCACAAAGGGGGCTCGGTCCTGCGTCTGAACGGGTATGGCGACGTCCAGGGTGTCCTGTACCAGCGCATCCCCGCTCTCGCGACCGCTGGCAGCACCTGGTTGTCGAATTCCGCCTCCAGCGTGTACCTGTTCGGTGCGCTGTCCGAGGCTGCCATCTACATCGGGGGTGATCCCTCGACGTGGGAGGCCAAGTTCCAGAAAGCCCTGGACGAGATCCACGGCAACGACAAGCGTTACAACGGCCCGCTGGTGGCCCGGGCACGATGACCCCGATCATTGGCTTCGCCCCGGACGCCGAGCAGACCACGCCCGGCCTGTTGTCGGACTGCGTGAACCTCATCCCCGCTCAGGTGGGCATGCAGGGCGGTCCTTCCCCGGTCGTGCCTGCGGGCGTCCCTGTTCTCCCGGCCGAATGCCAGGGTGCTGCGGTGGTTTCGCGCCTGGACGACACCCGGCGCATCATCGCGGGCACCCAGACCAAGATTTACGAGCTCGTCGCAGGTGCTTGGGTGGATCGCACCCGCACTGTCGGCGGCGACTACACCGGGGGCGCTGAATCCCAGTGGTCGATCACCCAGTTCGGTGACGCAACGCTGATGGCGAACCGCGCCAACGTGATCCAGCGCTCCACCACGGCTGGTTTTGCCGACATCGCCACCGCTCCACGTGCGGAGGTGGTGTTTTCGGTCGGTGCCTTCGTCATGGCCCTGAACACCAACGATGGGACCGAAAAGCCCGACGGCTGGCACTGCTGCGCGGCCTTCGATGACACGAGCTGGACGCCCAGCATCACCACGCAAGCCGCCTCAGGGCGGCTGGTGGCGACTGCGGGCCCTCTTCGTGCGGGTGCAAGGCTCGGTGAGTACGCGGTGGCCTACAAGAACCGCTCGATCTACCTCGGCCAGTACGTCGGCGCTCCGACCGTCTGGGACTGGATTCAAGTCCCCGGCGGTGAGGCGGGATGCGTGGGCAAGAACGCCCTGTGCGACCTGGGCGGGGTGCATTTCTTCGTCGGTGACGACAATTTCTGGCTGTTCGACGGAACCCGCCCGGTGCCCATCGGTGATGGTGTTCTTCGGGAGTGGTTCCTGGCGAACTCCAACCCGGCCTTCAAGTACAAGACCATGGCCGTGTTCGACCGGCCCAGGAATCTGGTCTGGGTCTTCTACTGCTCG